AATCATTAACAAACGCTTGTGTGTCTTCGCTGTTTGCTGGAGTAATTGTTGCGTCATACCAATGCGCCCAAGTGGGTTTATTAGTAGAAGCTGCGTTATAGTAGATTCCGTACAGAACACCTATCGTCGTAACGGTAGTTGCACTTTCACCAGTAATCATATAACCGCCTGTCGATTTCATCGCCATGCCATTATAAAGATTAACTGTTGCTGCAGAATCAATCCAGTATTGAGAAAGACCTTGAGTCGCAGGTGTATTACCTAACGTCCCAGATTGTCTAAAACCAAAACCGGCTGTGTTTCTATTAGCCATGTTATTACTCCTTATGTTTACATAAATGTAAACGGTTGATTTAAATCGGATAGTTTAAGAAAATTAACTTTTCTTTGTACCACCGAAGGTTGTGCGAGACTGCCTATCAACGTTGATCGGCATACTCTTGTGCTCTTCCCTCATTAAATCGTTTTCTATTGCTTCTTCCTGACCTTCAGATTGTTTTTTGAAGTATTCAGTTCGAGAACGCGCGATTTCTTCAGGTACCCTTGCGAGCAAAAGACCACCAACCCCAATCACTCCTGCGTATTTACCATCAGTGACTACGGGATAATCAGTATCTTTATATTCATCGGCTCTAACCAATTCATAACCAGATCTTAATCTTCCAGAAATATTTTTAGAATCGTGAAATCCTAAACTTTCTGACCGTATCCATCTGTGTCGGAATCCATCCGGCGCAGGCGGTGCATCTAGAGAAGATGGAGGAGTCCATACTTTAGGTCTTTCAGTTTTAGACCTTTCTGAACTCGCACGAGAAGTTACTTTGTTTTCTTTTTCTTTTTTCATATGCTTATGCTCCTTCCGTGAGTTTTAATTGTTTTGCATACTCTTCGAGTGGCACACCTAATTTTTTAGCTATTGCTACCTGTGAAGATGTGAGTCTCACAGTTTTGCGTCCTGGTTTTACACTTCTATTTGCAGAAGCAACTGACTGAACAGGTTTAGACGTATTTGTTTCAGTATTACCAAATTTATGAGGAAAGTCAACTTGTATTCTTTTATTTATTTCTTCATAATATTCAGTTGATTTTGGGTCATAACCCTCATTATCTACTAAATCTTTGTGTATTTCAAAAGCAGTGAATGTCATTGCTCTATCTTTACCAAACCAACTGTTTTTAGCAGCCCAAGACTCTGCTTGAGGGTCGGGTGTAGGTAACGCAGTAGGTGTTTGTCTTTGGTAATTTGTATCTTGAGACAAATCTGCTTTTGGTTCTTGTTCTACTTTATTATCTTTTAAAACATTTAATCTTGCCGCATCAATTGATAGTGTAGCAATTTTTTTATTTGCTTCTACCTGTGCCGCAGCGTCTCCTGTTTCGATAGCCGTTGCAAGTTCTTTTTGCGCTGACTCCATTCCAGTAGTAACTCTAGAATCAAATTGTTTTACATAATCACTATTAATTTGTTGATATTTAGATTCTGCAAATTTTCTTTTTTGATCTACAGCTTTAGCGTATTCAGTAGCAGCTTCTTCTCTTCTTTCTGCTTCTCTCATTTTACGAGTTAATTTTGCAATACGAGATTGTACGCCTTTACTATATTCTTCTAGTTTTTCGTCTTCTTTTGTTTCACTTGTTTGAACATCCGGTTGCTCACTAGGTTTCTCAAGTGAGTTTTCAGGTTTAACAGTTTCCTCAATAGTTTCTTCATTTGTGTTTTCTTTTTCTGTTGGTACTTGTTTTACATTTTCCTCTGGCAAATTAACTTCGGTCTCTGGACCTGAAGTATCTATATCTACCATCGGTTCGTCATGTTTTATTTTATTTGCTTCTGGCATAGTTCCTTCCTATGTTAGTATTTGTGCAGGATATCTTTTGGATCCTGAACGGTTGCTAAAACTTCATCTTCATTTAGAAGACGTACTTCTCCACCATCAATTTCTATACGTGACCCTGCATAACGAGCAAAGACCACCCAATCACCAACCTTGCACCACGGACCGTTTGGATATCTCTCTTTATCCGCATAACAAGAATCTCCCATCGAAAGTACGCTTCCGCACTGTGATGCTACTTGTTGTCTGTCTATAGTTTCATTTCCTAGTAAGATTCCGCCTTTTGTTTTTTCATCCATTCGAAATGGTAAAACAAGCATTCTCCAACCAGTAGGTTTTGGTAATTTTGTTGTTTCTTTTGTAACTTCTTTTTTTGGTTCTTCTGATTTTTTTACACCAACCAAATTTTTATTTGGTAGTTTTATTTTTGAGTTTGTGATCCCCAATATCGATGACTGTTCCTTCATTTTGCTCCTTATTATCTAGCAGGTTAGAGATTTCCTGTTTAGTTGCCTCGAGGGCATTAATTTGTCCTAATATATACTTGTAATTTTCCATAGTGTCAACCCCAGTTGTTACAAGCATTGTTAAGCTGTCCAATTTATTTTTTATTATTTTTAATAGTCTTTCTAATTCCATATTAACAATCCCACTTTCTTAATGATTTATTTATTCTGCTATTAGGATCTCTTGCTGTTTTAGCAGATGTTAATTTCTTTTTCATGCCTGACATTCTTGCACAAAATGATTTACGTCTAGAACTTGTTTTAGATTTAGTTGGTGCCTTTAGAGTGCCGCCTTTATAACTTGCGCGTCCTTTAGCATTTAAACCACCAGAGGGTGATTTACCTTCTTTTCTAGTCCAAGCTGCACTAGCCATTATATTTTTTTAGCTGTTTTAGCTGCTCTTTTAAAATTAGATGCAGTTGGTGCACCTTTAGCTCCAGGTTTTCTCATTTTTTCGCCTGATCCTGCTGCTATTCTTTTTTTCTTTGCGTGTATGTTTGCGTATAGTCCTGGTTTAGACATTATTTTACTTTGCCTCCCTTTTTCATAAATCCCATGTTATTTCTTACCTTTGTTGGTAATTTTGAAAGTCCTGGATTTTTTTTCTTGTTAACTGGTTTTAAAGTTTTACCGCCACCTTCATACATAGGTCGCATCATACCGCCACCCATTTTATTTTGTCTATAGTTTTTCATTATCTTCCTACCTTTTTCATTGCTTGGTTATGTGATTTTTTAAATGTACTACCTTCTATCATATCTTTTTTCATTTTAAACATATGTTTTGCAGTGTGGTGCACACTGTGTTTTTTTAACATTTTTTTTTCTTTTTTATCAATCATTATTTTTTCTCTTTATTATTTCTAAATATTTGTGTACCCTTTATACCAAAAATACTTGCACATACAAGTATCCATAAATTAGTAAACCATGTCGGCAGTGCCTGAAAATGCTCAAAGAACACTTTTATCTTCTCCATAGCCTGCGGATCGTCTGACCACACCCCATATGCGAGCACAATTATCGGGAGCGTTAAAATCGCTAAAACGACCTCATCTTTGTAATCGTTTTGCCGGGCTTCTAAAAGTTTGCCACTGTATTCCAAATCTCCACGCGCCATTTTAGAGGCGTGTTGAGCTTGCGCATCAGCCATTAACATTTGAGTTTCTTTTTTCTTTTTATAAATGTGTGTTCCGGCGTTTAAAGCTAATTTAATAGCACCTAACCACATATTAAACCCAAGTTACTGGTTTTTGTTTTCTAGCGGCTCTAGAACCTTTAACAGAGTTAGTATTGCCAACAGCTAATTTAGATTTTCCTCTAAAACTAGTTGCTGATCTTGGATCAGTAATAACTTTAGAATCTTCCATTTTAACTGGTTTGCTTTTTTTATAGTTTTGCATATTATTTACCTTTTACCCTTTTGGTTTCATGTTGGCAAGTATTAATCTGTTTTCATTTGCCATTTCTTGTTTTTCAATTGAAGTATCAGCTCTTAAATCTGCTAATTCTTCGTTTTGTTCAAGTTTTTTATCAGTAGAAACTTGATCTTGAACTAGTTTCGCTCTTTCAAGTTCTTCTCTTGCTTTCATTTCTTTATTTTTACGATCATTTTCCATTGCTTTAAGATCAACTTCTCTTGATTTTAATTTTAATAAAGGATCAGAATCATATTGAGATGTAATTCTCTTCTCTTCCTTCATAAATTCTTCTGTCATCTCAGCAATTAGAACTGCTTTTCTTGCTTCTATCTTCATAGAAAATTGTTGAGTTTCCATTTGCATTTGTTGTTGCATTTGTGGATTCATTTGTCCTTGTTGTTGCATCATTTGTGTTTTTTGTTGCATTTGTTGAATCTGTTCTGCAAATTCCATTTCAACTTGTTCTTGTCCCATTAAAGAAATGTGTTCTAGACAATTCTTTTGTATAGCGACCATGACTGGTGGATTATTTCTAACCAAATTAGTTTCCATAAAGTTTAAGTGAGCAGTCATATGAGCCTGATGATCTTGGTTTCTGAACGCTTGAAAAGATTTTTGAGTTAGTGCATCAATATGTTCTAATGCTGGATCTTTAGGTTCTGTTGGTGCAGGAGGAGGTAAGATTTTATCTATATCTTTTATTCCTAATGCTTCATACATTTTTCTATAAATTACATACATGTCATGTAATTGTGGATTTGATGTTGCTAATTGTAATTCTGTTTGGGCAATTGTAATTCTTTGTGACATAGAGAAAATATTAGGATCAGCAATAGGTATAATATCTATTCTGTCATCAAAATCGGTTGCTTTAATATTTCTCTCTCCACCTACAACATCATATGGATATTCTGGTGGTAAATATGTTTTAAATACTTTTGCTAGTGTTTTAAATTCTTGTCTTAGTGAAGAATATAATCTTTTGTGAATTGCAGACATTACACGTGAACCACGTTCCAATAATGCGACAGTTGTTCCAACTGCAGCACCTTGGTTACCATCGCCCACAGACATATCTGCGATACCCGCAAATCTTTGACCTGCTTGTACAACAATTCCCATTAATGATAATAATGTTTGAGAAGGTTCTTTGTAAGGTAAAGGAAAAAAAGCATCTCTTAAATTTCCACCCGGAGCATCTACATCTTTAAATTCTCCTGGTTGAATTGCTTTTGCTTCATCTTTTATTCTTATTCCTCTTTGCTTGAATCCTGCTGGCAGATTAGATAGCGTTCCCGCATCCAAGAGCTGTCTTAAAGCAGAGGTCGCCGTACGAGATAATCCACCAATCATGTGAATTAGACCAAAACCGTAGAACCCCAAACCTGGTAAAAATTTAAAATGTACAAAATAATTTATTTTTTGTTTTTTAGGATCGTTTTGTTCGAAGTTTCTTTTAATAGATAAAACTTCTCTTGATCCTTCATCAATTGTTACAATGTAAGGAAGTCTAATTCCAGTTGGTTCCCCGTCTTGTCCTATGTCTTCAAAACCTTCAATATCTAAATTAATATGACACTCTAGTAAAGTATACATATTTTCTGTTTTGCCTGCTTTTCTTGTGCCTTCTAACTCTCGTTCTTTTTTACTTACTTTGTCTTCACCATCTTCTGGTGGAGTTAATTCTACATCTCTATAAAAACCATTTACTTGTTGTTTACGTAAATCGTTTTCTGAAATTTTAACTACGTGAATAATTGCTTCTGCATCTTCTAATGAAGTTGCCGAATAAGGAACTACTAAATCATCCGCGGGAACAAACTTAGATACCGCTCTTTCTAGTAAATCGTCATAATAAATTTTTTTAAATGTTGAACCCGCTAATGGTAAATGAAATAACATTTGATCAAATTCAGGTTCATACTCTTTCATGATATCCATAATTTGATAATTCATAAAATCTTTTACTCTTTGAGACTGTTGTTCTTTGGGTTGATCCGATACACCTAAAATTTGTGTTCTAACAGGTCCTTCAGCCGGTAATAATTCTTTATAAGCTCCTGCTTGAAACTGTGTTACCGCTTCTGCAAGAACTGGGTGAGTTGCACCGGATGCTCCTTGAAATGGTTCTGATCTATTGTCATATTTAAAACCTAAAAGATCTAAACCTTTTGTATAACTATTTTCCCAATCTTTTCTTGATTGTTTGTAATCCATGTAATTAGATTGCATTTCAGAGCCAATAGGTTCTAAAATATCGTCCGGTAATAGTTCTGCTAAATTATCAAAGTGCTGTTCTGTTCCAGGAATTTTTGTTGTGCCGGGTTCAAAATTTAATTCAACTCCACCATCGTCTAATGGTGTAACATCAAAAGGCATATCAGAAGGAGTACCTTGATCTATTAAATCAACTTCTAATTCTGGTCTTTCAATTTCAACTTTGTTTGTATTGGGTAGAGCTTTGTCTATATCTGCCATTTATTTTTTTCTGTTTATTTATTTTAACTTGTTTTAATGGAACTTTCAACCCTTGTGAGCTAGGACCTTTTAAAGGAGGAATTGTTCTTGTCAACCTTTTAATCATTTATCATATCCGAACATTTCTACGTTTGAATCAATTTCTTCTATTTCATCTGCAATTTTTTCAAGTTGCTTATGGTAATCATCATCAACGTAAAAGTCCACATCTTCTCCACCTTCTTTTGTTGGATATGCTGTTGCTTCTTCATACTCATCTGCGCTTTTAACCACTTTTTGTGTTTCAAAACCTTCGTTTACCACAACATCTTCACCCTTGTTAACTTCCATTTCTATTTTGTTATAAGAGGGTTCTCCAGTTACGGAACCTGTTTCAAATTCTTTTCCAATTCTAAAACTACCGTCGTTAGGTGAAGTATTATGGTATAGTGTAACACCTTTATATGTATAAACTTCTTGTCCATCTAAAAAAGCACTAGATGAAGGTTGTAATTGTCCTCTAAGTCTAATTACGTTTTTAAGATTATATAAGTATTGCGGAACACCGTCTGCAGTTTTAGCAACGCTTGTAACCGCCTCTGCAGTTTTAGCAATTTTAGGTAATTCTCCTGCTATACCTAACATTTTAGCAAGAGCAATTGTACCAACCGCACCAGTTGCTGTTAGAAAGTCTCTTCTAGTCATTCCTTTAGCTGCAGCCATTTTATCTATTTCCTTCTCCATTATTTTTGCTGTTTCTTTGTTTGCTTTTAATCCCTTCGAACTTGCAAAAGCTTTTAACAATTTTAAACCTGGAAATATTGGTGCAACTAATTCTGCACCTAATGCAACTGTTTCTCCAACTTTAACTGGCATAGAAGAACTACCTCGTTCTATCATTTTCTTTTTTTCTTCATTAATTAATGTGTCAAGACCTACAAGTTTTTCTGTTGAGGTTGGTGTTATGTTTTCTAAGAAATTTTTAAATATTGCACCACCAACAAATTTTGCACCTGATTGTGTTTCACTTGGTACTTCCGTATCATCAACCATGTTAGCATAGTTTTCTGTTCTCTCATAAGATGATGGTGTTTTAAACATTGGTTTCTGTAATACATCAGAAATTAAGTTACCTGTTGCAGGTAATATTCTTGCACCAAACTCACCGACTCTTAATGCGGCCTGTCCAGCCATATCAGCGTAGTAAGGAAGGTTTCTTGGATCAAATAAATCTGCAACTTGTGCAATTTTAGATTTACTATCATCAAATGTAGTAGGTGTGTCGTCAATAGTTACATCATCAATGTTATTAAAGTTAAATTCTAATTTGTTTAAAAAATCATTGCCCTCAGGTTCATTGGGTCCTCTTGGTGAACCATTTGCAAAGTTAATTCGGCCGCCGTCTGCAAGACTTTGGCTCATGGCTTTTGATACAGAATTATCCATGTCTCTTCCTAGAAAAGTTGGTTCACCTCTAAGTAATTCTTCATATTCATCTATTACAGATAAATCCACTCCTTTTGCTTCCATAAATTTATCTTCTGCTGCATCAATCTCAGCTTTAGATGCTGAAATTTCCGTATCATCTACATCAGTTAAACTAGGTAAAATTGTAGTATCAAATTCTATTTTTGCTGCTCTAGCTTTTTTTACTTCTTCTGGTATTTCTTCTGCTTTTTCTTTTAAATAATCTTGTGCAAAAGTAGCTTCATAAGGTGTTTCAAATTTTGCATCCTCACCTTGTAGTTTATCAATACCATACTTTCCAGCTCCAATTGCAAGAGCCGGTAAATTTGCTAATCCTTCAAAAAATCTTTGGACCATGTAACTTGTTGATTGTTTTCCTGAAAGTCCTTTACCTGTTGCTTCTGAAAAATCAAATGCAGCAAACATAGGGTCTAAAACTACAGCTGCTTTTCCAGCACTTCTTAAAAATTTACCCCCCACTTTCATAACTTTATCTAATGGAATTTTTAAATCATCGGCAATAGTTGTCAATATAGAATCAATCGGTATTCCAGAATTAAGTCTGTTTGTTAAAGATACTTTCTTTTTTTGTAAATATTCATCTTTAAAAACAGTATCTCTAGTTTTTTTTCCTAAATTTCTAAAAACCATGCGATCAGTAAACTTAACCATATCTTTTTTAAATTTATCGAAAGATATTTTTGGTCCTATTATTTTTCCAGATTCATCTACCGTTTGAACTCCTGATTTAAACGCTTCTGGAGCAGACTTAATTCTTTTAGCATCTTGATTTTGTTTCCATGTAACGTTAGCTATTTTAAGAGGATTTTTGGTTACATTTTCAATATGATGTCTATGAATAGGTCTATGAAAACCCATTTCTTCAAGAGCTTGTAAAAGCGTAGTTTTTTCTTTACTGATAGGATTAATATATTCAATCTTTTTTAAAAGATTTGATTCTTCAAAAACTTTTGCATAATTTATAAAACGAGAATCTTTGTTTTTAATAAAATTTTTTATTGTGTTTTCAGTTAAAAGATCTCCTGTTTTTTTGTCGATAATTTTAATGTCTCTATATAAAT